AAAGTACTGTTTAGACCTTCCTATCCTGTTCAGGGTAGAGAATTAAACACACTTCAATCCATACTTCAGAATCAAGTTGAAAGTTATGGTAAATATCGTTTTAAACAAGGCGATCTAGTAGTTCCTGGCGAGGTTGGTCTCAACAAGAGACTAGATTTTGTCAAGCTTTCTTCTGTTTCAGAAGTTGCTGTAAATGTTGATGGTGAGATTATATACCAAAAATATGATATCGATGGTTTAGTTGGACAGAAAGTTAGTGGATTATCCTCTGGTGTAATTGCTCTTATTCTTGCTGTCTCCAAACAGACAGAAAATAATAATGATACACTGTATGTCAAATACTTAACTGCTGGTACATCAGGTGATGAAGATACTTTTAGACAAGGTGAAACACTGGAAGTTGTTGATGGTGTTAATTCTCCTTTGCTTGTTGTTGGAACCGACGGTAGTGTTCTACCTACCAATGTTGCTGTAACAAATCCTGATACTGGTGCTGTCACTTTCGTTGAAAGTGGTGCAATGGGATATGCTGCTGCTGTAAAGGTTGAGGAAGGTGTTTATTTTGTTAATGGATTTTTTGTAAGAAATAGTTCTGCGTTAATTGTTGTAGATGGATATAACAATACTCCATCTGTTAAAGTAGGTTTCAAAGTAACAGAGTCATTAGTATCTCCAGAAGAAGATATTACTTTATATGATAATGCTTTTGGATCTTCAAACTATGCTGCCCCTGGTGCACATAGATTGAAAGTAGATCTTGAAGTTATTAAGTATGGTTATGATGAAACACCAGATAAGAATTTTATACAACTCCTCACTGTTAAGAACGGTGTAGTACAGCGTCAAATTAAACAAGCAGATTATTCTTTATTAGAGAAAACTCTTGCTAGAAGAACATATGATGAGTCTGGTGATTATGTTGTAGATAAATTCGATATTGATTTAAGAGAATATTATAATAATGGTAATGATGGTGTATATTCATTGGATGCTGCTGGTACAGTAAACAACCTAACAGTAGGTGAAGCTAGTAATAAATTAATAGCAACTGTTGGTCCTGGTAAAGCATATGTACGTGGATATGAGATTGTTAATAAAGAAACAAAGTATATAGAATTAGATAAAGCAAGAGATACTTTAGTTAGAGATAATGTTACTATTAGATCTTCTGGATTAGCTAGTTTTACTATTACTAATGTCTATAACACTGTTCCTTTAAATGCGGAGGGAGCAGATCTAACAGCATATCCAACAGTATATTTAAATTCTACATATAATGATGGTACAGTAGGTGCTAATAATACTGAAAAAGATAGTGATTATATTCAGACTGTTGATAGAAGAGGACTTGGTTTTGATAAGGATTTTGGTATTAAAACGGTATATCTATCATCTTCTATTTCAGGTTCTGTAACATCTGAAAGTATTGCTCCTGGTACTGGCACTGTAAATCCTGATTTACGTGAAATACACTTTATTACATCTAGAACAGCATCTGGTGGAGTAGCAGATACAGGATCAGTAAAAACAATTGGTTTATCAACAGTTGTTAGACCAGAAATTGGAACTACTGCATGTCTTCAATTAGTTCTTTATGGTAGAAAGGATTGGTTGGATAATATTTTTATTGAGTATGATGAGAATATTACATCCAAAAAAAGGTTGCTTTATTTGAGTGAAAATGATGCTAACCAAGAACAAAATGAAATTGGATGGGTTTCTGATTACAACGAAACTATTATTCCTTTAATTGGTGTTGTTAAACCTAAAGATTTTTCATTATTAAAGAGACCAGAAGGATTTAATCCTGATCAAGATATTGTTATATCTAAAGGAAGAATAGCAGGTAGTGATGGAGTCACCACAGAACCTTATAGTGGTTTATTTAATCTATCATATTTCAACCCAGTATTTTTCACAAAAATATTAGTAGATACTAATGTTACTAGTGATTTTTCACCAGGTAAGTATATTACAGGATCACAAAGTGGTGCTTATGGTGTAGTAGAAGGTGATACTAATGGATATCTTTCTTCGGGTAAAAGTCTTGTAGTAAAAACATTGTCTGGACGTTTTGTTCCAGGTGAAACACTTGTTAGTGAAGAAGGTGGTCTTTTAAGAATTGCTAGAGAAAATACTCTTTCTCATTTTATTGTTAATAAAGATGGAAGTGGTTATACAGATAGTTCTAAAGTTTCTGTTAATGGTGTTACATATGAATCAGTTGATATTACTGTTGGTCAAGCAGGAAGTAAGTTATATAAAATAGAAATTAATAATCGTGATGCAGTTTCTACGGAATATTCCACTCCACCAACAGTTTCTGTTAGTATTGGTACTGGTGCTATTATTACACCTGTTTTGTTTAGAGATACTGTAGTTACATATGGTTCTCAAAGTGTTAAATCATTATATTCATCTTTCGGAACTGGAAGTACGTTTAGTGCTGATATAGAAACTATTGATGCTAATTATTCAGAAACTAAAGCAGTAACAGAGTATACATTCTCTGGTACTAAAGGATATAGATATATTGAATGTAATGGATTCAGTGCTAATGCTGCTGAATTTGTAACACAAGGTGATATCATTCAATTTAATGATAGTACTGGTCGTATTAATCGTTTTGTAGTTGAAAGTGCTACTCTTCCACAAGGAACTAATAAATCAAGAATTAATATAAATTTTGCATTACCAGATGATGTTACAGCAGAATCAGTAGTAAGATTACGTCCATCTGTTTCCAGTGGAACTGGTTCTACATTATTATTCCCAACAGGAAGTAAAGAGGTTGGTAGTTTAATTAAGAATTCAGAAGATACACAAATTAAGTACTATATTAGAAGAGATTTTGTTGTTTCTGGTAATGCTACTGGAGGTAACATAACATTTGTTGCACAACTTGGTTTTGGTACACAAAGATTCTCTGAATTTAATGAGAATGATTTCTTGATTACTGTTCATGATCCTGGTGCTATTAATACAAATGATCCAGCAAACTATAGTCTGATTGAAAAGGGAGATATTATTTACGTTTCACCAGATTTTGTAGAAACAAAGAATATTTCTGATCCAACATCTGGTTTGTCATCAGGAAGTATTACATTAACCTTCCCAGATCAACATTTTGGTAAAGGATTTACTAGTTTCCCCAAACTTAAATTAACTGCAACATTAGAGATAAGCAAAGCAAAACCAAAAACAAAGAGTTCTGTATCTAATAAGAGAATTATTATTACTGCTGCTGGTGATAAAGTAATACCTTTGAGAGGTATTGATTATGATAGTGATAGCACAGAATCTTATACTTATTCTGATGTTTATAAAGTTAAGTACATATATGAAGGATCTACATCTGCACCACCTACAGTTGATGTTAATGGTAATTTAGTTGTAGGTACTGATATAACACATAGATTTACTTTTGATGATGGACAAAGAGATACATTTTATGATGTTTCTAGACTTGTATTAAAACCAGGATTCCAAGCACCAACTGGTCAAGTTGTTGTTGCTTTTGATTACTTTGAACATTCTCAAGGTGATTTTTCAACAGTTGATTCATATCTACATGAAGATGGTGTTGTTGCTGATGATGTTCCATCTTTCAACTCTACTGTTCATGGTATTGTTAATTTGAGGAATGTTATTGATTTCCGTCCTAAAGTAGATTCTACTGCTATTATTTCTGGTTTCCAAGATACTTCTATATTATCTCAAAGTGAATATATTAACTTCACTGGTGCTGGTGGTTCTGTTTCTAGTACTCCAGCATCAAGTAAATTACTTCCATACACTGTTTCCTTTACAGAGTCACAATATCTTGATAGGATTGATGGTGTATTTTTAAATAAGAAAGGTAATCTTGTAATCAAGACTGGTAATTCCTCTCTAAATCCATCCAAACCAGAGATGATTGAGGATGGTATTGCATTGTATTACATGTATGTCCCTGCTTTCACTAGATCGAGTAAGGATGTAAGAATTATCCCTGTGGATAATAAGCGTTATACAATGAAAGATATTGGTAAACTTGAGAAGAGAATTGAAAGATTAGAATACTATACAACTTTAAGTATACTAGAGCAACAAGCATTAAACATGCAGGTTAAAGATTCTCTTGGTATTGATAGATTTAAGAGTGGATTTGTTGTTGATAATTATGAGTCACATAGTGCTGGTAATCTTAATTCTATAGATTATAAGTGTTCTATCGATTCACAACAATCTGTTTTACGACCACAGGTAAAGGAAGATAGTTTTAAATTAAAAGAAATTTATAGCAGAGATTATCAAAGAGATATTGCTGGATATGTTAATAATAATGATGTTGTTACTCTTCCATACACTGATATAGTTTATGCTAATAATGAATTTGCTACAAAAACTATTAATCCTAACCCATTTGTTATTATACAATATCTTGGCGATGCTTCATTAAATCCCAATGTTGATCAATGGTATGATACTACTGTTGCACCATTATTGACTGACAACAATACTGGATTATTCTCTATATTCCTTGCGAAGGATGTTACAGAAAGTTTCTCAAGTATATACAATTCATTTATAGTCAACTGGGTTGGTGTCAATAAAGCTTTCTATAATATAAATCCATTATCAGAAAGTAATTCTGATTCAGTAGCATCTAGTGTTAACAATGCTTCTGTATCAAGTTCTTCTAATATCAGTCCTCAAAATAATGAAATAGCAAAAGGTGTTGGATATAAGACTGTTAATAATACTACTGTTGCAGATTCTTTAAGATTTTTTGCAAGATCTATTCCAGTTAAATTTGTTCTTAAGAGATTAAAACCAAAGACACAAGTTTATGTGTTTATGGAGCAAAGAAATATTGATAGATGGGTATTACCAGATTCTAGATTTACTGGAGTTGCTGGTAATTCATCAACCTCATTTAACACACCTATCATTACAGATGAGTATGGTAATGCCAGTGGTGTTCTTTTAGTTCCTTCAGGTTATGCTCCTAAAGAGAATACTGTTTGGAATGGAGATGTTAATCAAGTTCAATATGATGATACTTCTGAAGAAATAAAATTCTCAACAGGTATAAAGACAATTAGATTTACTTCTAGTTCTACAGATTCGGATAAAAATTCTGTAGATACTTATGCTGAAGTTAAGTTCTATGCAACTGGTATCTTACCAGAGAATCCTGCATCTATTATTTCTACTGCACCAGCATTCTTCAAAGCAAATGAAGGTGTTCAGTTGATTGATAGTAATACTGAAAATACTGCTAGACCAAATCCACTTGCACAGACATTTAAAGTGGAGAACTTTGAAGGTGGTATGTTCTCTACTGGTGTGGATTTATTCTTCTCCAAGAAGAGTTCTTCTATTCCTATAAGAGTTTATTTAAGTAATGTAGATAGTGAGAAACCAGGAAAGTATATTTTACCTGGATCTGAAGTTACTTTATATCCAGATACCTTCCTTAAAGTTTATTCTTCTGGAAATATAACATTAACAGTTGGAGAGAATGTAACTGGTAGTAGATCACTTGCTATTGGACCTCTTTCCAAGGTATATGATAGAAATATGTTTGAGGTATCACCTACTAGTGATGGTAAGATTTCAATTACTAACGAGCAAGTATACACATTTGTATTGAGTAACCATAACGGTATTTCATTCCAAGCAAATGAAGATCTTACTTTGAATAGTGTTACACAATATAATAATGCTAATAATGCAACAATTGGTTTAAAGACTGCTAAAGATTCTGGTAAAGTATCAGCACTAAATGTTACCGCATTAGGTTCTGGTTATGAAGGAGCAACTATTACAGTTGAGAGTCCTCAATTACCTGGTGGTAGTAATGCTACTGGATCTGTTAAGGTATCTAATGGACAACTTTATCTAGCAGATGTTGCTATATCTGGTAGAGGATATACAGAAGCACCTGCAGTTGTGGTTAGAGGATCAGGTTCTGCTGCTACAGGAGCAGTTATTGAGTCTGAAATTATTATAGATGAACCAGCAGTTAGAATGGGTATTGCTATTGATACAGATACTACAGTTAATTCAACTATCCCAACAAGATTCAAATTTAATTATCCTGTATATTTACAAGATAATACAGAGTATGCTCTTAATATTGAATGCGATACAACAGAGTATGAGATATGGGCATCTAGACTTGGTGAGACAGATATTTCTTCTGGATTAGTTGTTAATACACA